CGTCAGGGTTCATCGAAATGAACATGCTTGTGGTGCCGAACTCAACCGACGATCCCACACCGCCAGGGTTCATGTCCGCAGTAGTCACCGCAGTACCGAAAGTTTCCGTACCGGCGATACCGTCCGGGTGCATCGAAGCAACCACACTGGGGGTGCCCACAGCACCCGTCCCCGCAGAAATGCCCGTAACGGCGATTGTAGCCACGCTGACGGGCAAACCAGTCACACTGCTACTAGATACCCCATCCGGCTCCACAACCGCCACAGTCGCTGCTGTGCCAATTGTGAGGGTGCTGGCAATACCATCAGGTTCACCAGTCCTATTCGGGTCCCATCCCAGTAAATAAACAGAACCCTCAGTGATGTCCGTAATCTGGACAGACAACTAAGTTTCCTTACAGGGAGAAAATCTTATTAGCGCCAGAATCCCACTGCACAGTAATATCGCCACCAGCAGGAACAATCGGCACACCCGTGCCGGTATCAATCCACGCAATCAAACGCTGACTCGACGAACCCACATCCGAACCGCCACCCACAGCAGACGACTGGAAAATCAACAAACTGTGCTGGTTAGAATCAGTAGACGGAGTAGTAAACGTAATATCGTCAGCGTCAAACACGCCATTCGTCACATCAATACTCTGCAACGCACCCGACGTGACATGGACCGTACCCACACCCTCAACATCAGAAACAAACTCATGCGCCGAGTTATACGTATAACCCCGAACCAACGCCACCTTGATCACCGCAGTATCAAGATCAATAGACCCGTCCAAGAAACCTTCCTTGGCCTTCGGGAAAACAGCATTCGCCACTTCTTACTCCTTAATCGAACTTCACAACCTGCCCCGTCTTGGGGCTGTAATGGGCACCATTACTGAACGTGTTATCCGTGGCATTAAAAGCTGCCCCGGCCTTCTCACTTAACTCAAAAGCCTTACGAATATCCGGAGTGCGAGTCGTCGCCGGTTGAATCCCAGCCCGACGAGCCTGCACATACAAATCAAGTTCCTGGTTCTTACCCTTCTCACGGGACCGGTCAATCCCCACATGAGACTTAGCCCACCCCACACGAAGCGAAGCAGCCCTCAAACACTCCCCGTACGAACCATGATCCTTCGTCACACAACCAGACCTACAAGCCATACCCAGTCCCATCTAACGCCCGTGGGGGCCACCCCACTATTTGAGTGACCCCCACAGAAACGTCAACTATCAGGAGTTGATGCTGGACGCAGACTCGATGCGGTACAGCGCAGCCTCACGGTAACGCTTCCACCCGAGAACGCCATACCACCCCAACGGGCGGTGACGCATCAGCTTGTCCGTAACCGGACCCACGATGGTGTGCGGCTCCTCCGCAACAGCCTCAGCAAGAGCCTGCTTACCGACCACAATGGTGCGGTACACCTCTTCCGAACTGGAACCATCGGTAGCCGAGTACATGCGAGGAGTCTCAATGAAGTAAGCACCCTCAAAAGTACCGATGAAACCAGGCCAGAAGTTTTCGCTCGCGTCGTACTTGTGCAGGTCCTGGAACCCGCCACCCGTAGCCTCCGCACGAAGATCGAACGAAACCTCCGGGTGAATGTACGCCGCATACAGGGAACCCTGACGGGGAACCGCCAGACCCGAACGCAGCTTCGCAACCACGAAACGAATATCATCAGCCTTGATGATGTCCGTGGACTCAACCTCAGAAGTCTGAGTCGGAGTATCCGACGAGTCACGTGAGAAGCGAACATTCGAACCGCCACGCAGTTCAGTCATAGCAACAGCATCAAGGCTGTCAGCCATGTTGTAAGCAATAATGTCCGCAGCAGCCGGATCAACATCCGACAGGCTGAACAAACCAAGCTTACGGGTGAGCAGGGCAGCATTGCCATACTCGTTCAGGGTCACGGTGACCGTGGACGTGTTGCTGATCGCAACCGCATCCGGGTCCACGTTCTCAGTAAGAGTGCCGGTAGCCTGAGCCAGATCAGCATAAATCTGGAACACGACAGACGAACCGGGCATGGCCTGCTGAACGGGCCGCTTATCAGCAATGTCACGGATGAGCGGCTGCGAACGCAGTGCCATCTCAACATAACGATCATAAGCAGACTGAACAAGGTTAGTCATACCAGTCTGGTTCGAGATCGTCGCTGTACCAGTATAGGTGTTAGCCACTGTTGAGATTCACCACCTTCCACAAACTAGAAATAAAATGGATTAATACACCGGGGGACCCTCAGCCCCACCGAACAGAATCCTGTTCAAATCATCCGGTGTTTTGGCTGACTGGATCATCGCCAACAACTGCGACTCGTCACCAGTCGGAGCCTGTCCCGTGTTCACAACATCATTGAACTGTTGCGCCCACGGCGGTGTCTCTACCTGCTGCTGTGATGCCTCTGCATCTGACGCCTGCACCTCACTACCATCCGGGGTCACCGGCTGGAAAAGGTCCGCACGATCATCAAGCCACGCACTCACATCTTCAGCAGTTGTCACATCGTCCGGGATAAGATCAGCCAACTTCGGGTTGTATCCACGGGACGTGAGAACTTCCTGCACACTACGCTTCCGAGACTCCACACGGAAACCCTGCAATTCCTGCTCAAGTTCCTTCACACGCTTCGTAGCCGCCTTATGTGCCTTACGCACCTGGGCCATAGCGTTATCATCGAAATCATCGAAATCATCAGGCAGGTCGTACTCATTAGTAGCCATAAATAGGCTCACCCTTTCACTCATCCGTTAATTGAGTCGCCACCCACACAAACACCGGGGGAGTGGTTGCGGCTGTGACTACCGGTCTTCATACGCATCACCTGGGCCGGTCGGTCAGGGATGGGGTGGAGCGTCACGGAATCGCACCGTGTTCCAGTCCGTTGCCATCATGTGGCTCTACGGTCTGTCGAAACTATTCACGCCCCGCATTATTAAATTAGAAATTACGTGACTGGCTCAACGCACTCCGTGCGGCACCAGCAGTACCCGAGAAACGTGCACGCTCCCGTCGAGCCCTACGCTCCGACGCAAGCTGCTTCTCATCATCACCAAACGCAGCCTGCAACGTATCCATCTCCGTATACGACTCCTGGTCAATATCAGCCAGAGTGCGTTCCCGGTTCGCAGTGCGACGGGCACGAGCGAACGTACTCTCCAACTGTGCAGACGTTTGCGGATTGAACGGGTCAAGAGTTTGACCAAGAGTGGAAGAAGCAAGTTGTTCGGACTGGGAACGACCCATTGAGAAACCTGACCGTTCAGCGGCACCACCGATCTGAGCGGCACGAACCTGCCGTTGGATCACCTTCTGAGCCTTCTCAGCATCCAACAAGTAAGCGAGAGCTTCACCCTCACCCACACCGTAATACTCGTTCAGTTCAGCAAGAACTTCACCACTGCCCTGCAACAAGGCTTGGGCTGTGGACACACGATCCTCAAGTTCATTCGCTGAAATGTCGTTCGCAATGAACTTCGCATAATCGTCATAGTTGTCGTAAAACTCTGGCGGCAAACCATATGACGACAACACTCGACGGTAGGATCGTTCCATCTGAACATATTCGCCTTCGCTGATGGCCTGTCCACGTTGACGTAGTGCTTCCATGCCAGCGAAACGGTTCTTGTAAATGTCAGTAGTTCTGAACCTGGCGAGGATGGCTTCGTTACCTACATCGGCTAGACCTTCACTGATCCAACCATCCACACTGGACATGAGAGATGTAACGTCTGCTGCTGAGAAACCTAGTTGTCCGAACAGGTCCTGAAGAAACTCACGTGCAGATGTGCGTGCAGCATACGGAGTCGTATCAACAGGTTCAGGTTCCGTCGTGTTAGCGACCTGCTGCAACGTCCAAGTGTCGTTTAGCCACACCCATTGGAAACCCTCGGGGGCTGGCCCAGGAGGGCCGCCACCAGAACTGTCGTCATCATCATCCGGGTCTACCGGCGGGTCGATTGTAACAACAGGATCAGTTTCCTCTTCCCTCGCGGCATTCGACTGAGATTCCCCAATCTCATTAGCGATAGAAGCCCTCTCGTCAGCAGAAAGACGACCATCCGACGCGAAAAGTTTCAAATCCTCAATGGCTGAGTCGCGTTCAAGTTTGGTCATTTCACCATTCTTGTACGCTTCATTGATCTTGTTACGCTGCGTTGAATAACCCGGTACTCTCGCCATCAGTTACCCCGAAAATCCCATCATTCGGGCAAGGCCCGTACCAATATTCGTATACGTCTGATACGCATTATTCGTGTACTGCCAGCGATCATCCTTACGGACCTCTTTAGTGAAATCCCACAAAGACATCAACTGAGGCGAACCATTATCCATCACAGAATTAAACGCCTTACCCAACAGTGGGTCAGTCAAATCAATCTGAGACGGATCAGGCAACTCAAGAAGATTCGCCATCTGACCGATATAAGAACCAGCAGCATCACGCAACGTGTAATCAGCAGACAAACGACCCTGGAACACCGGATACAACTGTTCCGCCTCAGCCACCATCTGGTTAATGAAATCCTCTTCATTGAACCGCTGCGACGGGTCCATAATGTTGATAGCCCTACGGGTGAACCAGTCATCCGAATACTTCAAACCGAAATCGGAAGCCAAACGCTTCAACGAGGCAGCCCTAGTTTCAACCGTGCCACCAGCCTCATACGTGTCACCACGGATACCCTGACGGGCACGCTCAGCAAGCCACTCACTCAGCTCACGCTCAGTCCAACCCTCATAGATAGAACGGCGAGCAATACGCTCAACAACACCCTCATCAAGAGTTAAACCAAAACGGGCAGCATAATCCAAAACAACATCAGAAGCGTCATTGATTCGCTTAGGCCAGTCACCACCCGGCTTATC